CTTGGCGAATCGGCTGGCGTCGCCCTTGGTCTTGATCCCTCGCGAAATGGCCGCGTAGAGGGGATTCGCAGGCGTCTTGCCGTCTCGCGGCATCCACAATCCACGGGCGACCGCCAGGTCCACGATGTCTTTGCATCGCATCGGGTCGCCGGTGCCCAGCGAAAGCAGGTGCGCCGCCGCGTCCAGCAGGCTCATCGGCTTGGCCTCACGTTTGGCCCCCGTCGCGTCACGTTCGCCCGTGTCGCGTTCGGGCGCGTCGTTGGCGTCCTGGGTCGCCGGCTCGGCCAAGCGGGCGTTCTCGTCGGCCGATTCGTGAACGGCCTTGCCGTGGTCGGCGTGCCTTCGGCGGTTTTCATCGGGCGTCGACGTCGACCAGGATGCGTCGGCCAAGCGCTTCCTCAATCGCTGGGCGCTCTTGATCCTGATGGTCTTGCCGGTCTTGACGCTGGTGCCTTCCCAGCCGCCGTTATCGTGTTCGCGGGTGATTTTCACCGGCACCAGGTTGCCCGCGACCTTCACCAGGTAGGTCGCGCCAGTTTGTACGTCGGTCTTCTTCATCGTCGTGCTCCTTGCTGGAGGGTGAACGGGAAACGCTCAGCGACATTCGCCGAGCAGGTTTTCGATGTCTTCCGGCTCGCTGTTGGAGAGGAACGCCAGCGTCTCGATGAGCTTCTCGCGAACGTGCCCGAGGTCGCCGGGGTAGCCCCAGTCCTTCGGGTTCGCCTTCGCGTTGGTCTTGTGCTTGTCGAGTTCGAGCTCAATCCAGTCCATCACGCGGGCGATGTCCTGGCGGCGTTCGTCGTAAAGTTCGCGGGCGGTTTGTTTCGTGGCCATGGTGTCGTCCTTTCTGCTTCAGTCCTGGAAGCGCTGCATCTCGCGGAAGTAGTCGTGAATCATGCTGTTGGTGCCGACGACGCCGTCGCAGCGGCGCTGGACGGTCTGGAATCTCCCAGGTCATCCACGCCTGCTCCTTCTTTGGCTCGCGGAGGATGCTGTCGATGCGGATGGTGGCGCTGCCGCGCTGTCGTTCGATGGCGACGTGCCCGGCGCTTCCTTCGAGTTCGATTCGTCTGGTCTGCATGGTTGGCTCCTTGTGTTGGGGTTAGTCCTCGATCCGCTCGACGCGGACGAAGATGTCGCTGCAGAAGCCCCGGCGTGCGGCCTGCTCGCGTGCTCGCTCGCGGGCGCTGTCGATGTCGTTCGCCGCCAGCGTCCAAGTGGTGACCACGCTGCCGTCGCGGACCTCGGTAGCGGTAGCGCGGTATGCCTTGGCATTGGCCAGGGCGGCGTCGCAGGCGGCTTCGAGCGCGGCCTTCACGCCCCAGACGCCGACCTCGTGGAAGTCGAGGCAGTCGCGTTTGCGGGCGGTCAACGTCTCGATGCCCAGGTGCTCGGCGGCGATCCGCTCCAGGGTCTTCTGCATCTTTTTCTGTTCGCTGTTCGTCATGGCCTATCTCCTTGTGGTGCCTTGATTTACACACACATTCAGCCATGGAATCGCGATCCCATCAAGGCAATTAACTGCCCCGCAAGCATGCACGGGGGCTAGAGATATGACCGCCGAATCCTTGAAAATCACGGCCCTGACGCCCGACCAGGCGGCCAAGATTCTGGCCTCCGCCTACCGGCGGCGCGTTACGCCAGAGCAGGTGCGCCAGGTGGTCGAGGCCGGGGGCCTGGCGCGGGCGGACGGGACGTTCAGCCTGATCGAGTACGTGGCTTACCTGGCCGAGGAGGTGACCGGTGGCCGCGAAGATTGACCCACGCAAGCTGCGGCCGGCCGATCTGCTGCGGCTGGTCAACTCGACCGGGCGCGGCAGCGTTCTGACCGAGTTCCAGCTGCGCCGGCACCGCAACCAGGCGGGCTACACCATCGGCGATGCGCGGACGGTGGACCTGTTCCGCTACGCCGCATGGCTGACGCTGGAGTACTTCAAGCCGAAGGCCGAGCCGCTGACCTACGAGGAGCAGAAGGCACGCCAGGCCGAGCGCAATGCCGAAGCCGTCCGCGCCGCCCAGGACATCGGCGAGATTCCCGCCGTCGTCGATCCGCAGCGCAAGGCGCAATGCGAGGCCTCGTTCCGGGAGTTCTGCGAGACGTACTTCCCGGAGGTCTTCTACTTCCCGTGGTCCGACGACCACCTGCGGGTAATCGAGAAGATCGAGAAGGCGGTCCGCACCGGCGGGCTGTTCGCCATGGCCATGCCTCGCGGGTCGGGCAAGACGGTGCTGTGTCAGACGGCCGTGTTGTGGTCGGCGCTGATCGGGGCGACGCCATTCGTCTGCCTGATCGCCGCCAGCGCCGAACGCGCCCGCGACCTGCTGGAGAACATCAAGATCTGGCTGGAGACCAACCCGCTGCTGCAGGCCGACTTCCCTGAAGTGACGTACCCGATCCAGTGCCTCGAACGGATCACCAACCGGCAGAAGGGACAGAAGTACAAGGGCGAACCGACGCGGATCGACTGGGCATCGGATCGGATCGTGTTGCCGACCATCGCGGGATCGAAAGCATCGGGCGTCGTCATCTCCAGCAGCGGCATGAAGGGCAGCGACATTCGCGGGCAGAACTACGCCCGCGCCGACGGCCAGGTCGTGCGCCCGCAGTTGGTGATGGTCGATGACCCGCAGACGACCGAATCGGCGTGGTCGCCATCGCAGTCGCAGCGGCGCGAGGCGATCCTGGCCGGCGACGTGCTGGGTATGGCCGGCCCGGGCAAGAAGATCGCAGGGCTGATGGCCTGCACGGTCATTCGCCCGGCGGACATGGCCGACAACATCCTCGACCGCGAGAAGCACCCCGAGTGGCAAGGCGAACGGACGAAGATGGTCTACGCCTTCCCCTCGAGCGAAAAGCTCTGGGCGAAGTACGCCGAACTGCGGGCCGATTCGCTTCGCAACGACGGTGATGGCAGTGAAGCGACCGAGTTCTACATCGCCAACCGCGACGCGATGGACAAGGGCGCGGTCATCGCCTGGCCGCAGCGGTTCAACGAGGACGAGGTCAGCGCCATCCAGCACGCGATGAACCTGCGCTACCGCGACGAGGCCGCATTCTTCGCCGAGTATCAGAACGAGCCGATCGTGGAAGAGATCGGTGAGGAGATGCTCGCGGCCGAGCAGATCGCCGCCAAGCTCAACGGCTATCGCCTCGGGGAGATTCCGATCGGCTGCAACCACCTGACGATGTTCATCGACGTGCAGCAGAAGGTGCTGTTCTGGATGCTCTGCGCCTGGGAGGACAACTTCACCGGCACCATCGTGGACTACGGCGCGTGGCCTGAGCAGAAGCGGGCGTACTTCACGTTGCGGGACGTCCATTCCACGCTGGGCCGCGCAACGCCTGGTGCGGGCCTTGAAGGTCAGATCTTCGGCGGACTGGAGAAGCTGACGGCCGAGAAGCTCTCGCGCGCCTACCGACGTGAGGACGGCGCGGAGATGCGCATCGACCGCTGCCTGGTCGACGCCAACTGGGGCCAGTCCACCGACGTGGTCTACCAGTTCTGTCGGCAGAGCAGCTTCGCGGGCATCCTGCTGCCCAGCCACGGCAAGTATGTCGGCGCGTCGAGCGTGCCTTTCAGCGAGTACAAGCGCAAGCGCGGCGACCGCGTCGGTCTGCACTGGCGCATCCCGAACACGATCGGTCGCCGCCAGGTGAGGCATGCCCTGATCGACACGAACTACTGGAAGACATTCGTCCACGCCCGCCTGGCCGTGGCCATGGGCGACCCGGGCTGCCTGTCGCTGTTCGGCCGCGACGACAAGGTCCATCGTCTGCTGGCGGATCACCTGACGGCCGAATACCGCGTCAAGACTGTCGCCCGCGACCGGACCGTCGATGAGTGGAAGCTGCGCGCCACCCGCCCGGACAACCACTGGCTCGACTGCCTGGTCGGCTGCGCGGTGGCGGCGTCGATCCAGGGCGCGTCGTTGCCGGGTGTCGCCGATGGGTTGCCGGGTGTCGCCGATGGACCTGCGCGCCCGAGGCAACGCATCAAACTCTCGGAACTGCAGAGGGGCAGATAGCCATGAACCAGACTGCGACATCCAAGCCAGCCGCAACTCCACACGTAGGTTTGGTCTGCCGGCACTGCGGCTGCCGACACTTCGACAATGACGGGATCATCCGTAGGAAGCGATGCCGAAACTGCGGCCAAGCGATCACCACCCGCGAGAAAATCGTCTGAGATACCACATCTGGTATGAAGTTGCGGGAACCTCCCTTCAAGCGGCGAGATTTTGGTCTGAGCGGGTAATCACTTCATGACGGGCGCGGTGCCCGACTGGTGATGCCCATGACCGATACCCTCGACAACTCGATCAAGACCAACGCTGAAGGCCCGGCCAAGGCCAGCGGCGATTCGTCCAGCGTCGAGCAGCACAAGCTCTCCGAGCAGATTGCCGCCGACAAGTACCTGGAGTCGAAGAAGGCCAGCCGCACCAAGGGGCTGAGCGTCAAGCTCGCGAAAATCTCGCCGGGAGGGACCGTCTGATGTGGCCGTTCCGCAAAGACAGGAAGGCTTCCTCCCAGAAACGCTCCCTCCCGGCGGTGGTTCGGGCGCGTTACGACGCGGCCCAGACCACGGCGGAGAACGCCCGTCATTGGGCGATGGCCGATGCGCTGTCGGCGGACGGGGCAGCCTCAGCCGATGTACGCCGCAAACTCCGCGAGCGTGCCCGTTACGAAGTGGCCAACAACAGCTACGCCAAGGGCATTGTGCTGACCATCGCCAACGATTGCATCGGCACCGGCCCGCGTCTGCAGCTGTTGACCGACGACGCCAGCGCCAACCACGCTGTCGAAGCCGCCTTCGCCGAGTGGGCCAAGGCGGTGAACCTGGCCGAGAAGCTCCGCACGATGCGGCTGGCCAAGGCGACCGATGGCGAGGCGTTTGCCGTGATGACCGCCAACCCGAACGTCGATTCGCCGGTGATGCTGGATGTGCATCTGGTCGAGGCCGACCGGGTGGCGTCGCCGATCATGTCGGTGCTGCCGACGGTAAGCGACATCGACGGCATCACGCTCGATGGATGGGGCAACCCGCAGACCTACACGATCCTGCGTCAGCACCCCGGCGACATGACCGCGTGGAAGACGCAGTACGACCTGGTGCCCGCCGACGCGGTGGTCCATTGGTTCCGTTCGGATCGACCCGGCCAGCATCGGGGCATTCCGGAGATCACGCCCGCGCTGCCATTGTTCGCGCAGCTTCGGCGATACACGCTGGCGGTGATCGCCGCCGCCGAGACCGCCGCCGACTTCGCGGCCGTGCTGTTCACCGACGCCCCGGCCAACGGCGAGGCCCAGGCATTGGAGCCGATGGACGTGGTCGAGCTAGAGAAGCGCATGGCCACGGTGCTGCCGGACGGCTGGCGACTGGGACAGATCGAAGCACAGCAGCCGACGACCAGTTACGCAGAGTTCAAGCGTGAGATTCTCAACGAGATCGCCCGCTGCCTGAACCTGCCCTACAACATCGCCGCCTGCAATTCGTCGGGCTACAACTACGCCTCCGGTCGCCTCGATCACCAGACCTATTACAAGTCGATCCGCGTCGAGCAGGCCCACCTGGCTGAAACGGTGCTCGACCGCATCTTCGCCGCCTGGATCGACGAGGCCATGCTCACGTCGGAGCTTTCCATACTTCGCACTGTGCGAAGTATGCCTCACCAGTGGTTCTTCGACGGCACCGAGCACGTCGATCCGGCCAAGGAAGCCAACGCCCAGGCGACCCGCCTGGCCAGCAACACCACCACGCTCG